CTATCCAACAGAGCTTATCCACTTATAAACAACATGGATGATGAAGTTGTTTGTAATGGTAGAGATGTAGTTGTTAGAGCTGCTGCAGACTTTTCTAATTTCACAAGGTGTACTAAATGTCTTAAGTTTGATATAAAATGTGCTTTGTGTCGATCTATTAAAGTTAACACTGACATGCTTGATGAATTAAGTCACCTCAGATTTAAAAGATTACCTGTTTTAGCCACGGATCAAACTCAATCAGAAAAGCGTTACCCCCAAGTTCATACATTGGAGACACTCTTAGAATCACTATATCCTGAAATGGAGGCATATTACGCAGCTGCGAATAAGCGTTATGCCGCTGATGTAAGAGAGAAGTTAGATTTAGATCCTGAAGACGATATAAGTGATTTTATAATTCCTCAAAAGCCTTTTGAAATGGTCACTCAAATTTTCAATGATAAAGAACTTGATGAATGTTTTGATACTTTCAAGAAAAACGTTAATTTAGAAACTTATTATAATAAAAGTTTTCGAGTAAATTATGCTGATGCTGCAGTTCGTATGGCAGATCTTAAAAGTAAAATGAGAACTGTAGAGCTTGCAGAAAGTTCTAGTTTAGATCCAAATGTTAAACCTTTTAATGTAGCCGTTCAAAATTTTGTCTTTTCCGATGATTGTGCTTCAACATCTAAACAAGGGCCTCCAACTATAGAAATAAATCCATCTTTTATAGACATACCCAGACCTTCGATGAGAACTTTAACATTCCATGAACTTTTCTCTACTGATAAGAAAGATTGTGAACATTATGCGATATACTCAACACTTGGGGCTCTCCCAGATCTTGAATTTGATAAAGATCAAAAACCCATCTGGGGGAAATGTGACAAGAAGAAGTGCAATTGGAAAAATTCGATAGAAGCTTTAGAATTTCTCAAAAAATTTGGTGATGAGTGTTGCGCAAAAAATGTTTTTCCTCAAAATTTTCCGTTATACTACATTAGACATGAATTGATGTGCTATCAAGAACTTCGTAATGAACAAGAAAGAATTTTAAACACTTCAAAATGGCAGTTAATTACTCAATATCAAAATTCAATAGCCTTAGCTCTTACTGCCATTGGTTTTGCTGCGACTGCTACATTTTTGTACAGAATGGCTATAAAACCAGCAAGAAACCCAACAATGAATATTGTTAATGAAGGAGACATCAAGCCAGCAGCTCGTAGTGAGTATGATGGTGGTAAAGGTTTTAAAGTCAAATTTTTGCAAAGGGGAACAAAAGTTAGAAAAGTAACTAGTAACCTTATAAAGAAAGCACCTGGGGTTTCGATGAGTCCACATCAACCAGCAACTAGGTTTCGAATAAATTTTCATCATCTAAAATGGACATTGTTTATAAAGGGAAAGTCTGGTGTTCTGCTGTGTGTGTTTCTCCTAAAATCTATTGGACTCAGTTTCATGCTTTAAGTCACTTATTTCATATTGTTGCTGAAGATCTCAAAGCAACTTATGAAAAGTTTAAAAAAGAAGGTAAGGATACTAATACGCACGACACCATGATTTCTGTTCATGATCTCCATAAATTAATTTTTGTTAAAATAGGAGTAAAGGGTACTGCTGTTAAAATTGAGGTTCCTCCATACGTGTTTCTTCAAGACATGAATAAAAACATCTTCTATGCTGATAAAGATGATAAAGTTCTATTTAATTTCGATCACAAGAACTTTAATTGCACAGATTTATATTCAAACATCGTTTCGGAAGGTAGTAAAGTTGACTACAATGACTGCTATATCGTTCGGTCTAGACCACAAATAGACAAGAGAAAACCATGGAATGATATAACAATGGCTAGTCATGTAGTTGAATTGAATGCTAATTGGAGTTATGAGACAAAAGACACACCATGGTGTGTTGATGAAAAAGGGGAACCTATTAAGCTCGCTGTTGAGCTTAGTGGGTTTCGCTGCCATAATCCATTTGAAGAAAATGAGTATAAAGTGATGTGTGGTAGTCTTTTGGTTGACGGTAAGAGCGAAAAAGTTATTGGTATTATGAGTGCTTCCAGTTCTAAGTGCTTATATTTCAATGCTATCTCTACTCAATTATTGAAGGAAATTGGTGTTGACCCTGTGACTGAAGCCTTGATACACACTGTTGATAATGAAGAAGCCTATGAACCAATATTACCAGCCTGTATATCTGAGATTGGTGATGTTCGTGCCTTAAAACCTAAAATCCACATGTATCATAGTGTTAAGACCCAAATTAGACCATCAATATGTCATGAGTTATTTTGCGAAGCCCAAAGGAGCCCGGTGGAAATATCAACAGATGGAGACAAAGGACAGAGTAGTTTCAAGAGAGCTATAGTAAATTACATCCCACATAAGGACATTGGAGAGAGAGTGTTGGAAATGGCGGCAAGCGATTTAAAACTTTTGTACATGACAGCGCGAACGAATTTGGAATATCAATCTGTGAGGAGTATGAAAGAAGCAGTCTGTGGTATTGAGGGCATTGTTAAGAGTATTAACATGAATACAAGTCCTGGTATGCCTTGGATTATCAAAGGTGGAAAGAAGAAAGATCTTGTTTTTTATTCTGAAGGTGTCTATGATGGCATTGCTCCAGATTTAGAAAAGGTTCTTAGTTTGGAGATGGAAATGATGAAGAGTGGTATTGTACCTTTTACAATTAGTGCTATTTCACACAAAGATGAGTTGAAAGAAGATCCCTCTAAGGTTCGTTTGATCCAAGGTAGTCCATTATCATTTACTTTGCACAGTCGTCAATACTATATGGATGCTCTAAATGCTTTTACAGTTGATCGTAATCGTTTGGAGCATGCTGTTGGAATTGATGTTTACTCCAATGAGTGGCATGATCTAGCAACCTCCCTCTTATCGTATGGTAACAACATCTGTGTTGGAGATTTTAGTAAATTTGGACCCCGTCTTAATACTAAAATGTTAAGACATGTAAATGACATTCACAATTCTTGGTACACTGCGCGAGGCGAGACTGAAGAAGAAAAACACATAAGAAGGATGCTTGGTGAGCGGATATTGGATAGTGATAACATCGCCTATGGTTTCATTTTCAAAACATTGTGTGGTGCACCTTCTGGTAACATCAAAACTGTCTTCAACAATACAACATGTAACCAATTGTATTTTCGCTGCGCTTGGATTGAGATCATGTCTAAGCTCAAACCCGATTTGGCAAATGTAATGAAGTTTTCAGAATATGTAAAGTTCTATTGTTATGGTGATGATGTTATTTTTTCTGTTAAGGATGAAATTAAGGAAATTTTTAACAATGAGACATTATCGCAATATTTTGAATCAATCGACATTAAATATACCGACACAACGAAAGATGGGACCATCAGAAGATATTGCAGCTTGTTAGAATCTACTTTCCTGAAGAGAGGTTTTAAACTCTTTGAGAGTGGCACAGTAGGTGACATCTGGATAGCGACAGTTACTGAAGAACAAGCCTTCGATATGATGAATTGGTATAGAAAACAAAAGAATGTGTCCGAACTTGAAAACCCAACTTACAAAATTAAAGCCGTCATTGATAACGCTGGTAACTCGTTAAGAGCTTATTGGTGTTTTGGACGCGAAAAATACAACAATTATCAAATGAAGTTGATATCCTATATTAGTGATTATATAGGTAAACATTATCCTAATCAACTTTTTGATATGAAACCAATAATGCTTAGTTTCGAAGCATTACAAGAAGAATATGGTATTCCATATTATAAAAAAGACCTAGCTAAAATAACTGAAGATCCAATGTTGCTAGGCATTGGAATTTGCGAC